CTGGGGCTCCGATAGTTACGCCTTGATTGCGCTCTTCTTCAAACCGCCCTTGCGGCCACGCTTGCGGCCACGCGCCTTTACTAGATGGGCACCCTTACGTACACGCTTTCCTCTCATGGTTTTTCTCCTTGGGTTGAAATAGAAATGGCTCAAGAGCCATTTCGGCCTTGAGCCATTGCTTTTTCCCCAAGGAGGGGGGGCATGTCGCTCATCGGATTCTTTTTAATCCATAACCGTAATTCTTTTTGCTGTCAAGGACTTTTTTTAAAGCGCGGTTTCGCCTATCTTCAACAAAGCGCGGATTTCGGCTGCCGCCGCATCCGATATCTTTGTACGCTGTTCGACATTTATCCCCTGAACCGAACCCTGGTTGTACTGAACGACCATCTTACCGGTAGACTTCATCGCTCTCAGTAATTCATCGAGTTGCCGCACATCGCCCGGTAAATCGATGCTCGCTTCGGTCATATAGTAGTCTTTTTGAACTTTGATCCTAATCGCCATTTTCATCCTCACGATTCTGTAACTACCGTCCGCGCTTCACCGCCTTGGCCGCCTTTTTGTTTGATTTGCGGAGCAGCTCCCCCTGACGGTTTCCGGCCGCCTTTTCCAGTCTTCCCGCCGCCTCCAGCTCCAGCGCCGGCTTGTGGTGGTTCAATACCCAATTGCTTCATCAATGCTGCGGCTCGCGCTGCGGCCAAAATCTGCAATGCTTGTGTTTCCAGTTCCTCGTTAAACCACTTTTCGCGTTCTGTGTTGCCGGCAATTTCACCGTAGTTTTCAACGCCCAGCTTTTTCATTACCGTCGACCAGGAAATCGGAGCATTGCCGCGTTTTAGTTGCAAATATTTAAGTTGTTCCTGCATCTGCGTAATCCGCAACAGGGTGCTGGGCACCGAAACCAAGCGGATCTTCTTCGCAAACCAACGCGCGCGGGTTAACAGGTCATACCGCGAAATTTGATTTGGAAGGTTGCTGCCTGCCGTTTCATCCGGTAAATGGCTTGGCACTAAATCGTCGGGATTGTAGTCGAAAACTTCCCGCGCAATGTTGTCCGGGCCGACATATTCCATAATTCGGCCAACGTTAAACCACTGCAAAATTAAAAACTTCATGCGGTAACCAACCGCTTTATTCGCTTTTTCCATTCGCGCGGCGATTCCTTTAGCGATTGGCCCAATCGATTCCAGCATTTTGTCTGCTGTATCTTTGGTAATGTTCATTTTCATGCTTTGTAGATTGCCAAGATCAACTAAGCCAAGTTGCGCCTGCATACAATCTTTTAGATACTTTAAAAACGTAAAGTGTGATTCTTGAACGCGAACTTCTTCCGGCAACAAAGATTGAAGGATTTCTTTTGGCTTGCCATCAACGCCATAACGGACATCTTGCTCAAAAATATCGAAGTGTTCGATTTTAGGACCGCCCGTTGCGGTGTGATCGTAGCCGATAGGAGGATTGAGCGTAACTGTAATAACATCGTCCATTTTGCGTTCAATCTTCCGTTTTGTGGTCTCGATGGAAGCTACATCTCCCACAAGAGAACGGCCTAAAGGCTCCCACGCCCAGTCATCCACCGTATATTGAATGATCGGTATCCTGCTGTCCCAATCGAATGTCGGCCCATCATATAGTGGCCTATCTAAACCGGCGGAAGTGATGATTAAGCGCAAGGTCGGATAAATGCGGCAATCTTCGACCGTAGCGGGGCGCATAAACGGTTCGCCATTCCGCATACCGCCAAAAATTTCCTGACCGATGTGAGGTACGGTGTAGAACCAGCTCGTATTTAAATCGCCCATCGGCAATTCGTATCCGGTATTGTTGATCCGAAGATCCCGAACAAACGTATAACGAAGTTCAGTATAAAGATTGCCGAAGTTCCGTGGTTGATCGCCATAACGGTAACGCTCGGCATAATCCATCCGGCGAGCTTGGACTTTCGTTTTATAATTTCGTGGTCCAACCGTTTGGAGCAAACCTTGGAATAGAGGAAAACGGCCGTATGCTTCCGCAATCGGCATGTAATCGTAGACGGTGACCGCATAAGCGTCTTGCACATCGTTGGTTTTTGGCATTTGAACGGGAATAACATCCAATAATCCCAAAGCATCAAAAACCATCTTGCGTTCACCGTATCCGTACTCATCGGCGCGCACTTTTGGCCACAAATAACCGATGCCCATCACGCTGGCATATTGCAGCACTTTTAAAATCTGAAAGGGAAAATCCGATTCAAGGTAGACTGCTTTTGAAACTTTCGTCAGCATCTCGGCAAATTGCTTAAATGCTGGAATATCCGACCCATAACCCGCAATTTCCCGTACTTCGGCGAGCGTTTCGCAAAATTTCCGAATATCGTATTTCAGTTCATTTGTAACTAAATTGGACCGCGATTTATCACGGAAGATCGCATCGAAGATACGCAGATTTGTTGCCAGGTTCTTGTAGGATGCATGTCCCTCGAGAAAGCCTTCGCCTTCTTCAATCTGTTCTTCAACCCACCCCACGCGGCTACTTGGCGAGTTTTCAAACTTTGGCACTTGCCATTGAACAGTTTCCAGTTCCATTCATAATCCGTTCTCCTCGGTACTGCTTTCTATTCCCTTTATTTGCATGCATCGTAAAGATTTTTGCAGTTAGCGTCTACTTTGATGTTTTAATAAGCCGCAATAAAACAATTAGGTCGAAAATGAACTTGTAATCCAGAACATAGACAAACAATTTTCGTTAACGTCCATGCTCAAAGGCTTCTGCATGAAGATAGCTTTTACGCTTTGTTTTCCATCCTGCCGGCCGCTCATCGTAAAGTTCCAAATGGCGCCGTAAAAATTCACGATTCATGTTGTTTCGTGCATTTACCATCAAGTTGCGAATATGACTGCGAAGTTGCGCTTTCATGTGCTCTTCGATCTCTTCACGTTTTTCATTTTCAAGCCGTTCCCGCGCAGATTCCTGTTCACGCATTTTTTGCGACCAGCATTCCGCTTCATGCGCTGTTCCGCATACGATCTTTTCAAACATCCATGGCGCAGGATATTCCTCTGGCAAACCCATGCGGATTTCTCCGGTCATGGTATGCCGCCAATAAACGATCTTTCTGTTTAGATAAGGGCTCATGCTATTTTTTCCCTTGGATTTCAATGACTTTCTGCATCATTTGCGATTCCGCATAATAGACGGTTTCATCAATTCCACGCTCCTACCGAAACAGCGGTTCCCAACGACATCTTTTTGCATAATGGCGGATTTTTGTCCGTGGGAAGCGCATAACGTTTTTGTGCGCGATCCGCAAGAATATCGAAATCGTGCGCTGTAAAGTAAGATTGCGCCGCCGCGCGTACGCGATCATCATGTTCCCCGCTGCGATGCACTAACTTTGAAATTTTGCCTACCGCTGCGTGACGCTCCAAAGTTTTTAATTCTTCAATAAGCCACTTCGATTGTGGCCGGTACCACCCACCATTGACCGCTTCCGTAAAGCGCGTCATTAAAATAGGCACGCTCCACACATTCGAATACCATCCTTGCTTTTTGCGGGAATCGTCTTTGATTTTTTTGCTGTCGTAGCGGCGGGGAATATGATGCCAATGGAAACCCATCAACTTTAACTGATGTTGGCAGGTATCTCCCGGCCGCCCGATTTGTTCCACGCAAAACTTCACGCCGCGCGGATCGCCGGCATTTTCCCCGTACCAAGCGGCCATACATGCTGCAAAACCTACAATTTGGGCTGAATTGATTCGATTGGAGACAAGTTCAGCTACCTGGTAATCGTATTCGTCGCCAAAACGATTGCGCGTCATCGATACGGCGGTGCGATCTTCATCTTCTTTCCCGAGGCCATCGGCAGTATCGATTCCGCAACTATACATGTAGCCGTGTTGTGGTGCTTCATAAACCAACAGTTTGTCAAAACTATCGACTTCTTTCTCTTCATCCACAGGCAAAAGAGGGATCAAAACCCAATCGAATTGCTGGCCGCGGTCAGATTTCCATTGCACACGAATGCGTGGCCGGTCCCAATCAACAAGCCATTCATTCGGTTCGAATTGCTCGTCAATCGAATCTCCCGTTATGGCATAAGCCTCCACAAGCTTTTTTCTTTCTTTCTTCTCGTCTTTAAATTTGTAAACGTAATTTTCGATTTCGGCGATAGTTTCAAGCTCAAAAACACTGTCATGGATGCCGGTAAGCGCTTCAAAGTCGTCGGCGGCCATCTGCGCAAGAAAGATTTTTTGCGTATGATTTTTGCATGCTTCAAGATAGTTAAATTCCCAGAACCATTGCTGTTCGATGGGCATTTTCCAGTTGTTGCCGACAATTTTGGCAATATACGATGTGTTGCGGATGTAAAGTTCACAGCGCGTAACATGCTTGCGCGTTACTTCCATCGGTTTCCATCCATCTGAAATCGGGAATTTCTTCAGCCAATCGGGTTCTGGATAAAGATCTGGAACCATTGCCCAAGGAATAAATAGAGGACACAGGCGGGCATGACCGCGAGGCCAATCTTCTTTCGTTCCGCGCCATTTTTCGGCCAGCCAACCGCTATTCCCGCCGCCCGTGCCTTCAAAAACCATAAAGAGATGGCGGGAGCTATGGGTCGCGCGAAGCAACCCTTCTTCAATCACTTTTTCCGGCTTGGGAATATCGGCCAGTTCGGAGACATGAATACAGTTATGGACAGCGCATTGCAACGTTGTAAATGAATGTGCCGAATCATTTACTTCTACGTCGTAGAAGAATTCATTAAAACCTTCATCGACTTTTTCAATCTCAATGTCAATGGCCGAGCCATCATCGCTGTAATGCCAGTGCCGCGCATGTTCCTTAGACGGTTGGTGTTTATAACCTACAGCCAGCCGATACCGATATCCGCAAGAACCGACTAACACCAGTTTCCATGTTTCGCGCTTCCAACCGTTCCACGGAGTCCGATGCGCTGGGTCATGGTAAATCGAAGCCCACCCAAAGCCCAGCGAGGCAACTAGATCGCGCATCTGAATAACGACGGCTTCACAGATGCATGGCGCAATTACCAAGTTGGAATCTTTTTCGCAATGGCCGTCGCCGTCAAGATAGCCATGTAGAAGCGCTTGGCAGAATTCTCGGCCCGCAGTCCAAACCCAATCTGGAACGTGCTTTTCGTGCTTGCGGCCAAAGTTGTCAGCCAACCAGCGCGACAGCCAAGCACAAGAAACGGAAATCTGTGAACCGTTTTCGTTGTGATTTTTAGTATGAACGTG